TGGGTGAACCGCGCCGCGCTCAAGGTCGGCCCGCCGGACGGATCGATGGACGTGGTGTGGGTCGGCACCGTCCTGCATTTCGATGCCGTGATGGTGCGCGCCGCCAAGTCGCCGGTGTGGCGCGTCACGGAGTTCCAGGCGATCGTCAAATGGCCTGACCGCATGGATTTGTGGGACCGGTTCGAGGAGGTTTTCCAGAACGACGGCGAGCCGGCCGCCGTGGCGTACTACCAGGCCAACAAGGCCGAGATGGATGCTGGCGCCATCGTCAACTGGCCGGGCGTGCAGCCGCTGATCTTCCTGATGCTGGAGCGCGCGGCCGGGCATGACGCGTTCCAGACCGAGTATCAGAACAAGCCGATCTTGGAAGGCAATCCGTTCGGCAAGCTGACCTTCTGGACCGTCAAGACCGCGAAGCTGATCCACTTCGGCGCGATCGACCCGTCGCTCGGCAAGGCCGGCAGGGGCCGCGACCCGTCGGCGATCCTGATCGGCGGCTTCGACCGCCTGACCGAGAAAATGGATGTCGTGGAAGCTTCGATCCGCAAGCGCCTCCCCGACATCATCGTGTCCGACACCATCGCCCTGCAGCGCGAATATCGCTGCCTGCTGTGGTTCGTCGAGGCGGTGCAATTCCAGGAGTTCCTGCGCACCGCGCTGATGACCGAAGCCGCCAAGCAGGGCGTCGGCGTATCGGCCGTGCCGATCGTCCCGCACGCCGACAAGAATTTGCGCATCGAACGGCTGCAGCCGCCAATCGCGGCCGGCCTGATCCGGCTGCATCCGGCCCACCAGCGGGCGTGGCGTTCTGGCTGCATTTCCTTGACAAGTTCGCCGGCCCGACCGTGGTCGGCACGACACCGTATGGCCTGCTCTCAGACGAGCAGCGCAATCTCCTCAACATCCTCGCCACGATCCGCACCAGCAGCGCAGTCACCGTCCCGGTCGGGACCGACGTCAAGTTCCTGGAGGCGGCGCGTACCGGCGCCGTCAGCTACCAGGACTGGCTGACCTATTGGGACAAGCAGATCAGTATTTGCGTGACCGGCGAGACGCTGACCACCGACATCGGCCCGAACGGCTCGCGCGCCGCTGCCGAGACGCATGCGGACATGCTCGACCTCCTGGTCGACGGCGACGCCGACCTTCTGTCCGACACGCTGCGCGAGCAGCTGATCGCCTGGCTGGTCGACTACAATTCCCCCGGCGCGGCATCGCCTTCGGTCTGGCGCGTGCGGCCGTCGAACGAGCAGCAGAAGGCGGCGACACGGAAGACCCAGGCCGAGGCGGCCGAGGCCAGCAACAAGGCGCTCATCGCCATTCTGGGAACGGCGGGCCAGATCGACGACGACGCGGCCGCCCGCGAGTTCATCACCTCCTTCGGCCTGTTCGACCATCTGTCGGAAACGGCAATCGCGCGCCTGGTCGAAGCCCGCTTCGCTTTCATGGAAGGCGGAAAGCGCGTCCGCGACCTGCGGCAGGCCGCCGAAACTAGCCCGGCATTCGCCAACCTGTTCGATCCGTTAAAAAAAAACTTCATGATCCAGTGAGTTTCGCCGACGAAGGCGATGCTGTTACGGAGCTTGCCGCTCGCCTCGAGGACGAAGCGGCGGGGCATTTTACCAGGCGGCTCGACGCGATCCGGGCCGCGCTCGGCGCCCCAGGCTTCGAGGCGGCCGCCGCTGAGCTGCTGACGCTCGCCGCAAAATGGACGCCGGACGCGCTCGCCAGGCAGATCGGCGACGCGCTGGAGGTGGCGGCATTGCTCGGCCGCGACGCGGTGTTCGCCGAAAGCGATGCGGCGGAAAGCTTCGCCGACCCGGATGTCTTCGCCCAGCCTTTCCGCGAACAGATCGACTTTCTCCAGCAGAAGCGCGGCAAGCCGACCAGGGTGTGGACCGACGCCATGCGCGGCGTCCACGACAGGAGTTTTGTCATCGCCGGCGCGACCGACTTGGCGATGCTGTCGGATTTCCAGACGGCCCTCGCGGACGCCATGAAGAACGGCACGACGCTGGAGACCTTTCGCGAAGAATTTGACCAGATCGCCGCCAAATATGGCTGGGCCTACAAGGGCGAACGCGGCTGGCGCACCCGCGTCATCTACGAGACCAACATGCGCACGTCCACCATGGCCGGCCGGCTCAAGCAGATGCGCGACCCCGACGTGCTGAAGCTGCGGCCGATCTGGCAGTATCGGCACGGGGAGACCCGTTCGCCCAGGTCGCCACGGGAGAAGCACAAGGCATGGCATGGGCTCTGCCTGCGCCACGACGATCCGTTCTGGAACACGCATTTCCCGCCAAACGGCTGGCTGTGCTCCTGCGGCGTTCGCACGCTGTCGATGCGCGACCTGAAGAAGCTCGGCAAGGATGCGCCCGATCCGTCGCCGCCGCAGTTGATGGAAGCGATCGTCGATCCGCTGACCGGCAAGCTTGTCGAGCAGCCGCAAGGCATCGACTACGGCTGGGACTACCAGCCCGGCAATCTGTGGGAACGAGGGCTGGTGCCCTCTTCGCTGATGCAGGAGGGTGTTGAGGTCTTCGACAATCCGCGCATGGCCGTGGCGATCGACACGCCGGAGCCGCTCGACGATCTTCTGGCCAAGGCCAAGCCGTTCGCTTCGGAACCGCTGGCGGACGGCCTGGCGCCGAGGAGTACGTCCGCGCCTTCCTGAAACCATTCGGCGCCGAGATCGGGCGCGCCGTGCTGTTCGAGGACAAGGCCGGCGGCCGCGTCCCGGTTTCCGACCTGCTGTTCCGCAACCGCTCCGGCCAGTTGAAGGTGATGAAGGGTGATCGCGCCAAGCTGACGTCGCTGCTAGCCGAGGCCTTGATGGACCCCGATGAAATCTGGATCGGCGTGGGCCAGAAGGCGGACCCGGTCGACCGCGAGCAGGAAGAGCTCGTCGTCGATCGCCGCTACATCCGCGCCGACCCCAGCAACGGCCTCCTCATCGTTTTCGAGATCGGCGAGAAATGGTGGGAGGCAATCACCGCCTACAACACGACCACCAAGAGCGGCAAGCCCGACCTGAAGACCCTCGATCGCCGCCGGGGTGGCAAGCTTCTCTACAAGCGTCCGAAAAAATGAAAGGCCGGGGTGATCCGGCCTTCGCGTCGACTTACAACCTTGACCCATCACCGGTCTCACGCGTCGCCGATCGCATCAGGGGAAATATAGCATGACTGGAATCAGCTACAAGTTGACGATCGACGATGCCGGCATGCGGGCGAGCCTCGACAGCCTGATGGGCAGGATGCGTAACCGGCAAGGCTTCTTCAGGAACGTCGGCGAGCATCTGCTGAATTCAGTCAGGGACAATTTCGAGGCGGAAAGCGCGCCGGACGGCACGCCCTGGCAACCGCTGTCGCCGGTCACAATCGCCGCAAGACAGAGCCGGGGCTTAGCGCCGCACCCGATCCTGCGCGTCACCGGCGGCCTGGTCGGGTCGATCAACTACGCGGCCGACAACGGCGCGGTCCGCGTTGGCACTGCCAAGGTCTACGCGGCCATCCATCATTTTGGCGGGCAGGCCGGTCGAGGCGGGAAGGTGACCATTCCGGCGCGACCGTATCTGGGTATGTCGGCCGACGACCAGGCGGCGATCATGGAGCTTGCCGAGGAGTGGCTGACGGTCGAATGATCGAAACCGACGAGGAAGCCCGTAGGCGCGCGCGGGGGGCCTCGCCGGTCCCGTGACAGCCGCCAAAGCTTGGAGCCCCGTTAGAGTGCCGTTAGAAACGGCGTGCGGGCCTATCGGGTTGCAGTCGGTGGTTGCGGAAATCTGGACGCTGAGCTTTGACCTGAAGCGACATCCGATCTTCGGATGCGGACGGCAGCTCAACAGACACGGCGAGCCAACAAAGGGGCGCCAACCTGATTTCTTCTTCCAGGCCGGCGCCAGGCTGCTATTGCGTCAAGGGAGTGGCTTGCTTTCAGCCCAAAACTGAGTCGCAAAGATGTCGATGGGCGTTGCCGTGCAATGCGGGCAGTGCCATAGATTTTTCGCCATCGTGCGACCATCGTGAACCCCGTCACAGTGGAGGCAATGCCATTGTGCCGATAGGCCTCCACCAAGCGGATGAAGTGCGCGACCCTTGTGGTCAGGCATGGTCGAACGACGCGGCCAGTCGGCAGCGACTTCTGCATGCATGCGCTGTGCTCGGAGCTTCAGGAGCGACACGGCACGTTCTACGAAAACTGGATCGAGGGCTGCAGCACTCTTAACGCGTCCCCCGAGCCGCCTGATTTCGGGCTTCGCCGATGGCGGTTGGTCCAAAACTATTTCCCAACCTTGCGAGCCAAACGCAACGCTGAACTCATCACCGACAAGATAGAAGGGGTGCCCATCGAGCTCCCCGTGAATTTCATCCGCATCAAGGGGAGCCACGTCGTGAGGCAGGCAGTGCGCGATGACAAGTCCGTCGCCTAATGCCGCAATCGCGAGTGTAAACCACTTTACTTCAAGCAGGGCTTGAAGTCCGTCCAGCTGCTCCTGTGTCGGGCGCCAGCCCATCTTGTAAGCTTCGGCCAATCCGCGCCAATGAGGCTGTCCCATTTCACGAGCAACCACTTCCAGCGCCGTGATGTGCTGAAGGCGGTTCGCGCGGGCAACCCGCTTTACTGCGGCCTTGATGGCTTTGAGGATATTGGTGGTCATGACGATCCATTCCTTGTTGAAACGAATCCAACCGGGTGCCCACTGCCGACCGGACCCGCCCAAAAGGAACGGCTTCAGTCTTGATGATAAAAAGGAGCGCACTGCATTAGCTTCGCGTGGTGGGCACACCGGCCTGTGCGTCACGGCCACACCAATAATGCCGCGACCACGTCGACCCGTCAATCGCAGAAACAATTAAGCCCCTCGCTTTCGCTTTTGGGAGGCCGGCTATCGCGGCGGCAAGGTCGGCATGCCGGCACCGCCTTACTTGGGCATGTCGGCCGACGACTAGGAGGCGGTAGCGGAACTCGCCGAGGACTGGCCGACAGTCGAATAAGCAAAACCGAAAAGGAAGCCCGTGGACGCGCTCGGACGCCTTGACAGTCCGATGTCTAGACTTTCTTATTTTTGGTTCGCGCTGCCCAGTACTTGCCGAACTCCGGGCCTTTCGAGTTAGGCGGAGCGGGCGGCTGATGCACGAGAACAGGCACAGGGGCAGGCAGGTCGGGACCGACTATGATCGCTTCGCCTGGTGCGAGCGTGGGAACAAACACGGCTGCACTACGATCAAGGTCCCCGCATGCCCGCTCCACCGCCAGTCGATCGTCATCATTGGTCAAGCGATGCACAATCAGCGTACCGAGCTGACTGATGACGTCCGAGGGAATGTCGCGCGGCCGCTGCGTCGCGAGAATGGACGAAAGCCCATACTTGCGGCCTTCCTTTGCGATAAGCCCGAAGGCTTCAAGCCTTACACTCCCATACTCGTCCCCGATTGTACGGCCCAGAAATTGGTGCGCTTCGTCCAACATCGTGATGAGCGGCTTGTCCTTGAAAGCGCCGGCACGCGCCCGGTTAAGCAGGAAACGTCCTATGACATTCAACAAGATTTCCCGGGTGTTGTGTTCGAAACGCACATTCTTGAAAGAGATGCGGATGATGTCGTCATCCTCGCTCGCGAAGAAACCGTCCAAAATATCGGACAGAGGTTGTCCTGCCTTGCCGAAAAGACAGGAGAGTTCAGCGGAATGGATGAGCACGCGAATGCGCGCGATTAGGCTTTCGCAATACCCGACGGCCTGCTGATCGACATTTCCCCAGTTGCCCTGAGCATTGAAATCCGTCTGATAGACGCATTCAGCGGAAATCTGCTCTGCCAAATCAGCAACCTCGAAGTTGCAAAGCGGATTGTGAATCGCAGCGTCGTTGGCGGCGATCGCATTGTAGTACGGTGTGCGCGGCCTATTGAGCTTGGCAACGAGTCGGGACTGCGCAAAAACGACGCCATTAGGTGCCGCGCCTCCAGTCGCTCTGACCAACTTAAGGCTGCGAATGGCCTCCCGCAGCTTCGGGCCTTGTGTCTGTCCTGCGGGTCGAAATAGCGCGAACAGGTCATCCTCGATCATCTCCTTGAACGGGAAATGCACGAGCGTTGTGCCCTGCTCGACCGTGTCGAAAGCGTAGTGTTGCGATATCGAGGGGACCGCCCCGAATTCGCCAGTCGGATCGAACAACACGCACTTGCCGCCGACCTCTTTGATCTGATTGAGTACGCTAGCAAGTGTCCAACTCTTGCCGCCGCCTGTCGCTCCGAAAATCCCGCAATGCCGGCCGAACAGTTTCTCGGGCGGCAAGCGCAGACGGACATCGCTACCGGCATTGAGCAGCCCGAGATCGATGCTTGGCCCGCCGTCAATTGAGAGCGAATTTGCCATTAACTCCCCGAACATCGCCGGGTCCGAGAGAAAGACTGCATCGCCTACCTTGGGATGCTGTCGAATCCCCCGCAGCAGCTTAGTCTGTTTTTGATCGACCGAGGCCAATAGCTGAATGCGACCGATCGGATGCGGCTCAGGCGAGTTGCCAAGTGATGGCTCGACCGAGAGACGCTCGGCATCCGGCAGCTTAACTTCCGTGATGCGGCCGAGAAGCTTTACAATTTCGCAGTCGATGAACACAAAATCGCCGACGGAGCCCTTTGCGAGCGCGCGCCGCTCTGGCCGTGCTGTTGCCTGCGGCAGGTTGGCTTGTACCATGGATGCACCGACCACCGTGGTCGTGCCTATGTAGCGGTCCGGATCGACGAGACTTCGCATGATCACGGCTTGCCGGCTGGATGGGGATCGCGCAGCACTTTCAGTCTTTCGGCATGCCGCTCGCGCTCAGTCTCCGCGACAAGATCGGGCGTTGCGTCAACCAGGTCCTCAAACCGTCCGTTCAGGAGATTGATGCGCTGGTCGCCGATTTCGGCCAGCTTCTTGAAACGCTTGAAGTACTCATTTGCACCGGGCCGCATCGGCGCTGCCGCACCGATCGTATGCTCGTTTCCAACGAGTTCTACGTCGTCTAGGAAGGCGACGTCGCAGACCACAACCCGCAGTGTCATGTTGGCCTCCACAGCCGCCATGATTGGTTTTGCGATATGTTCGTCGTTGAAGCCAAAACCCGATACGACGAGCGCCGTGTCCGGCTCGCGCAGCGCGGATTGGAGCGCAGCCATCATGTCCAGATAAGGTGACTCGAAGGATTGCTGATACTTACTGTCGCGGGGGAAGATCAAAAGGGGAGTGCCGAGCGTGACATCGCGCGATCGCACAACGTCGCTGCCGATTCGCCGCCAGTCTATCGAACCATGCAGCTTGTAGAGGTGGAATACATTCTCGACATAGTCCGGGGCGTCCTTCGTTCCGTCGCGACGCACGAGATCGTAGGAGAAGTGGCCCCGGTCGTACGCCTGTGGCATCGCGTGGGAGAAGCCGTCGATCACAGTGAACCGCTGTGCCTGCGCCGCGTGCTCAAACGCGAGATCATAGTTCGTCGTAAAAATTCGTGCCCTTTGCTTCCTGATACCCCGCCGCGCTATACGCCGTATGAGCTTCCCATGCGCGTCGAGATTGGTTTTTCCATCCACGAAATCGACGCGTTTCGTGATCGCGTCCTCCGCTTTGGCGATGAAGCCTGCGATCTTGTTGCTCTCTGGCGTATCGAACAGCTCCACATAGATCTTGCTAAGCGATAGTAGCCGTTCAATGTTCCTGTCTTTTGGGCTGACCTTGGCAATAAGTTTGAGCACATCGTCGAAAAGCGGCTTGCCTACTGCAGCCGCAACAGAATCCCAAAGGTCTCCCATGCCAGGCGCACCCAATGCGCCGGGCGTTTCGTTAGTTGCGCAGAAAGACGTACCCGCGCCGCTCAAGAAAAGGAGATTGGAAGAGTTGAGCGCGAGGCTCAAAGCGAGTTCGACATTTCGCTGTGCGCCAAACGCGGTCGTGTGACCCTCACCATCCACCACATCGCCATGGGCGATCCAGCCTTTCGCTGAATCAAATAGGCGAAGGTTTTCGGCTGCTCCCACTTTTCCGTCCCAATAGCCCATTGTACCTCCCCAAAAGAGGACACCACCTATACTGGCTTCGCTCTAGTGCAAAAAGAACTTCTTCTTACAAGTTCTGGATCGGAGAGGGAATGCAGGCGCAGTCCTAGACGAAGCCGCCGGCCTGGCTCTAGACCGATTATGGCCGCAGTTCTGGTCGTCGGCCGATCACTGGAACGGCTCCTCGGCGCCGCTTGTAAACCTCACCCGCTTGGCGCAATGTCGGATGCGTATTGAAGCCCCGCTGACCGGACAGAAGTCCGGTCTTTTTCGTTTTCGGCCCGCCGCAAGGTGTCCTCAGTTTCCCGACCGAGGACCGCATGTCAAAGGCCGCATCGCCGAAAGCGCGCATCGAAGTTTTCCGCAGCGGGACGTTCACGCCGATGGAGGGTGCTGCGCTCACCTATTCGGCCGCCGACCTGAAGGCGGTCGCCGATGCCTATGACGCGGTCAACGCCCCAGCGCCGGTCGTCGTCGGCCACCCGACCACCGACGCGCCGGCCTATGGCTGGGTCGAGAGCTTCGACTACGACGCCTCGGCCGACCGGCTGTTTGCCAATGTCGGCGAGATCGACCCGGCCTTCTCGGCGGCTGTGAAGGCCGGCCGCTACAAGCGGGTTTCAATGTCGTTCTTCCGTCCCGACCAGCCGGCCAATCCGGTGCCCGGCACCTGGTATCCGAAACATGTCGGGTTTCTCGGCGGCGTGCCGCCGGCCGTCACCGGGCTGAAGACAGTCCGGTTCGCCGCCGGTGACGGCACCGTGACCTTCACGGCCGATTTCGGCGAGCGCGGTTTCGAGGAGGCCGCGAGCCTGTTCCGATCGCTGCGCGAGTTCTTCATCGAGAAGTTCGGACTGGAGGACGCCGACAAGGCTCTGCCCGGCTACCGCATCGAATGGCTGCAGCAGACCGAGATCGATCCTCCGGCCGCGCGCACGCCGGCTTTCACCACACCGCCAATAGAGGACCCCGCCTTGACACAGTCCGATCCGGCCTTCGCCGCGCGCGAAGCCTCCGTTGCCGCCCGCGAGGAGGCACTCGCCAGGCGCGAGCGCGAACTCGTCCATTCCGACAATGCCTCTTTCGCCGAAACGCTGGTCACCGAGGGCAAGCTCATTGCCGCTTCGAAGGACAAGGTCGTGGCGATCCTCGACAGCCTGCCGACCGACGCTTCGGTGTCGTTCGCGGCCGCCGAAACGCCGGTGCCGACGGCACAAGCGATCCGCGACCTGCTTTCCGCCCAGCCCAAGGTCATCTCGTTCGGCCGCGCCGACCTCCAGGAAGGCAAGGGCGAGGCGGCGGTTTCTTTCGCGGCGGATGGCAAGCAGGTCGACGCCGGCCAGCTCGCCACCCATGAGGCCGCACTCGACTACCAGCGGAGGCACCCTGGGACCGACTACCTCGCCGCCGTTCGCGCGGTCTCCTAACCGAACAGGGAATTTTCCGATGCAGTATTTC